GTTTCCCAGTCACGATCGCGGTGGGAGAATATCCGCCGACCCAGGTGTGAGTAATTGGTATGGACTTGATCTTTTCCTTCAGATCGAACACAGCCTCTTTTAGTTCTGGTACACCACCAAATTTGCCTGTCTCTATGTCTTCGATATCTACTCCGGTCATAAGAGATATGATTCTAGGCAACTGGTCTTCTATTCTGGTCAGTTCCGTATCCAGATACAAAACCGGGATTCCCTTCTCGGCTATGTTTCTGGCCATATTCAGAGCCATAAAGCTCTTGCCCTGTTTTGGTCTGGCAGCAATGACATTTACACTGCCGCGCCTCAGACCGCCGCCAACACACTTATCCCATCTTGGAAATCCAGTAGACAGTCCTATGATGTCTTTTGGATCACTCATAAGCTCTTCTAGATACTCATCTATGCCAGCGCCTATGTCGCTTGATTCGTGCATGTCTTGTGTACACAGGGATGCGGAGAATCCAAGGATTGGATCTTCTACGGCAGAGATGATCTGTCCAATTGGTTCTTCCCCATTCATTTGGAATATGGAATTGCGTGTTTCTTCTAGCTTGTTCGCGGCTTGTCTCAACAACGACAGCTTCCACAAGGATAGAGCTAAAGTTTTGGTGTTCTCTTCGGTAGGCGCAAAGTCAAATATACTTTCTAGGTAGGTATAGTTCTTGTCTTCTCCTAGTCTGTCGATAGAGATGCCCTTGGCTCCAGCAAGCATGCTAGGTACATCAAAGTTCTTAGCGCCTTTGTCGTGGGTCAGATAATGAAATACTGAAAAGATCTCACGATTCAGCTTCCAGTGAAAATCTTTAGAGCCTATGAACTCTTCAAGATCTATAAGCATCTCTGGCCCGTACTGCGCAATACCTTGAAGCACAGATCTTTCGATGCCACTATCGGCTAGGTCTTTGAGTTGATTACCCACCCTTAAGTTCTCTCGCCTTCTGCTTTACGCATTTGTTGCATTCTTGTTCTCGCTTAGCATTAGCACTGATTCTGCTTTCGAACTCATTATCACAATTACAGCATTTGACCTTGAATTTGTCGTTCTTTCTGCGCTGTTTCTTGCGTTTCTTCTTTAGGGCGGTGGCCACAGTGTGTTGACTAGTGTCTGCGTCAGTAATAAGTACGGTTTTGTTCCCGTAATGTCCAATCTTATCTTGCTTATCCAGAGATAGCCTTACATTCTTTTTGCCATCCCAGATTTCGGCTTCTTCTTCCTCTCCGCCTATCTCGGCTTCGATTATTTCGTCGTCGCCAAGAGCGTTAGAGACGTCCTGTTCCAGTTGATCGAGGTCTGCTGTTTCCGATTTTTCTACCGGAACTCCATTCACAATACACGCTGTTGGTCCAAAAATCTCCTTAACAACCTGTAGTGTTGCTTCTTCTATGCTTTGTTCGCCAGACTCCGAAGGGGGGTTCAGCTTCTTAGAAGTAAGCGCTTCGTACGCCTCGGTGATTAGCGTCCAGTCTCCAGTTATGATGCCCTTTTCCATTTTATCCAGTGGACTCATTTTCTCTCCTTTGGAATGATCTTGTCTTGGCTAGATTAGAGATGCTCGCAGACAATAGATCTACCTTCCTACTCATAAAGGATACTGTCTGTTGTCTCATGGAGATATTCTCCATCCATCTGGCCAACTTAGTTTTATCTTCCTGATCCGTGATGACTTTCTTTATCTGTTCTGCCCATTTCATGAAAGCCTTGCATTTGTTCTCTTCCTTTTGCAGAAACATTGAGTGTTGAGCTAACATAACTGCGAATTCGGCCAACTCTACATTGTTTCTGTCTCTGAATTCTTCAAGGCTCATTTCCAGAATAACTTCTACGATGGAAGGTGCGGACATATCTGGTATGCCAAGGTGGGATTGCCATTTGCTTATATCGTTTTGAAAGAAGGCGTTTGCTCTCTGTACGTATGAATCATCACTCATCGTATAGCTCCACAAGTCGCAGGTCGTTTAGTTCGCACCATTGTCTTTTCCTGTTGTCTCTGCCCTGTTGTTCGTGGAAAGCTTTGACTGTCTTATGGAAAAACCTTATGTGTGTGGTATGTTGTCTGCCATGACATTCGACTACTAGGTTGTGTGCTGGCACAAAAAAGTCCAGGAATAGATTCTCTCCTGGAACATGAACTTCTTGATACACTACGCAGTTAGGATAATCCTCTATGATTTGGTCGCCAACTTCACTTTGAAACTTTGAACGACAGGACTTTCCTTTTGTGTATCTGTTCTTGAGTCTAACCTTTGTCGTCTGGCCATTAAGCAACTTGACTTCCACTGAATAAAAGCTCCCTGATAGTTTGTTCTAGCTTGGATAGTTCTTCAGGATTGTCTTTGAAGAACTTGCGCAAGTTTGCCATACCCTGATGCTTCTCTTCTTTGTACTGATACCACGCACCAGCCTGATCTATCATGGCCAATTCAATAGCCATATTGATCACGTCTTGTGTTGTGTCTATCCCCTCTCCATATCTCAGGGGAATGGCGCACTTCACATAAGGCTTACCCTTTGGCGCAAAAGGAATGTTGACTTGTATGTCATGGCCATCTGGGGAATCGTTTTCTTTGGCTTCCCATCTTTTGGTCCAATTCATTTCGATGATAGCTGACGCATAGAACTTGACCGCATTTCCACTCTTGGCGGTATATCCTCCACCACCCGGACCTATGTTTGCCATCCTCTGGGTGATGAACATGATGATAACATCTTGTGTGTCTATTGGTTGTTGGCTTCTCTTGAAGAAACTGGAAAGCAATGCCGGTACGCCCTTCATATCTCTTTTCTGTTTGGCGAAATCTTCGCTCATCTCTGCCATAGTACACAGCGCTGCCAAGCTATCCACAAGGATTACGGCCTTCGGATTTTCTTTGATGACCTTCTCCAAGATATCAAACCAGTCTTCCGCAGTAAGCGTATATTCTGGTGTTGATTCAATCCAGTTTAGCTTAGACTTGTCTAGTCCCTGGATGGTGTTCAGCAGTTCGGCTTTGCATCTTCTCTCGACATTCGCGTAGTATGTTGGTCTACCAGCTTTGATCGCATTGCTCAACACCTTGAGACATAATGATGTCTTGCCGACCTTTTCTTTCCCGCTGATAAGACATACTGTCCCATCGGGAATCCCGCCACCGAGCGCGTAGTCCAGGGATAGTGTGGTGGTTAAAATATCCCTCTCTTTTGAGACTATCATGTCGGCAGTAGTCATAATGCCTTCCCCGTATTTCTTTTTCAACGAGGAAGAAAGATCTTGCTTGATGTTATGCTTCTTCTTGGCCACGCTCTAGCTCCAGTAACTTGGAAAAACGGGTTTTCCTGCCTGCTTTGCTGAACTTAGCGTTTTCATCGCCTATGGTTTCTTCAACGGGAGTAGATTCGAGTTCTACTATTCTCCTATAGTATTCTCTTTTGACTGCCAAGGCAAGCTTTTCTATGGTTTTTTTGGCGGACAGGGATTTGATATTCTGTTTCTTGACGCGATCTATTACACATAGTTGAACCAACGTATCATCAAAAGACATGTCAATAGCTTTTTGTAGGTTTGACATACCCTTGATCTCTCTACCCCATTTTGGACCCCAGTATTTTTTATCGGACCAGAATCTAGCCCGCAGTTTCCAACGGCTTGTGTTCATACACACAAGCTCAATCACATAATTGCGAAATGTGACCTCTAGTCCTGGCGTAGTTGGGGAAATGTATTTACTCATTGATCCAGAGAAACTCCTTGCAGCTTTCTACCGATCTGGTCTGAGGCTGCACTTGGTTCAGATGAGGCTTTACGTACCACTTGACGTGAACCTTGTCTCCGTCGTAGTATCCTATGCCTACAAACCTAGCATTTGAACCCGGCCAAATCCCGGTGATCTTTTCTCCGTAGAAATATCCCTTTTGATTAGCTGGCGTACTGTGTATTCTCTGGAAGTTCTTGTTTTGTACACGAACCTCTGTAATGTGCAGCCCAGTTTCTTGGAGAAACTTACGCACTCTAATCCAGGGCCTATCTCCATCTCTGTGGTCTTCGACAATAGTTCTGCCATCCGACAGAGACACAAGGAATCTGATGTTTGGTGTTGTGTCCGTATTGCCAAAAGCTACGATGTCTTCTGACATATTATTCTCCCATCAGGGGTGATCTTCCAAGTTGTTGGTCCCCTCTCATCGATTCTGATTCGCTGATACTGTGTGAGCCATCACCAATCCTCATTCTATTGGCTTTCTTGCTCTTGGTTACCATCATTCTCTGGTCAACAACCTTAGAATCTGGCTTTGGCAATACCGGCTTTGGTGCTTCTTCTGCTTCTGGCCTTGTTACTTCTGTCTGTACTTTGTTGTCTGGTACATGCTGATCTATGATGGCCAAGAGATCTTCAATGAACTTGGTCCTCTTGGCTGTCTTCCTGCCTAGATTGACATTTGTTCCTTCTATGTGCTCTCTAATCTCATGCAACAGAATTTCTTTTCCTGGTGTCATCTCTTACTCCTGTCTACAACAAATATTGATACATCGGAATCTGAATCTATGGGCTCCATGAATAGGTCATCCGATGCGATTCCAACGCTGAACAATCCAGCAACAGTCTGTACCTCGGACGAACCACCACAAATCTTACAAAGCGCCTGTATCTTTGAAAAGACAGCATCTGCGCCGTCTTGTGCAAGCTTCTCATTGCTATATGTAAGCCACAACTCCATTAGATGTGTCTCGCAATCTGTACAGATCAACGCTACTTTGCCACCATCCGTTAAGCCGAGCAATTGCTTCTGTATGGCTTTTTTCATCTCTAGGTTTTTGTCTTTCATGGGTCCACCTGTCCTGTTCTAATGTACCTTTGTGGATTCTTAAGAATCTTGTCGTTGATTTCTCCTTTTCGCCAGAATGGCTTGGGCGCGGCCTCTTTTTCTATCTTCTCGAAGTCGCCAGTCTTCTTGGGACATGGGGTATTAGATCCAATAACCTTGCCTACAACCCCAGTGCTGATCAGCTTATCTAGTTCCGGCAATTTGCAGTGTGGACAATCTTCCAGTGCAGCATCACTCATGGACTGCATAGCCTCGAATTCATATCCACATCCCGCGCACTTATATTCATAGATTGGCACTACGACACCTCCTATACTACTCTACGGTATTGGCCGTATCTTGTTTATGCTTATCCACAAATTGTCGCAAATTCTTTTGATCCTTCATGGAAAATTTGGTGTCCTTGTCCGAAACTAGCTTCTTTATAGCATTCGTGACAACACCCTTCACGTTTGGATCTAGCGTGTCAATAGATGTAGTTAGTAGCTCCTTTGATCTCATGAGTCTCCTATGTTTGAGCCAGCTTCTGAAAGAGATGATTATAATCAAAGCAAAAACGAGAAACATGCCAACGCCACTAGCAACAACCCATCCCGCGCCACCATAGATATTCTCTGCTTGTGTGTTATTTGTAGTATTGACTTGGATAGTGAGAGTCTCGAATGCCTTTTCTAGTTTGTCCATTCTTAGACCCACAACGTCAACCGCTCCCGACTGAATACCTGTCCCTGTCGCACATCCAGGAATCAATGCGATTCCTATCATATATACAACAATTGCAGCTACAATCACAATGGGAACAGAAATTCTTCTTCGAAGACTCATTTCTTCTTACCTCTCTCAAAGGCTAGGTTGGCCAGGTAGTCGGCCTTCTTGTTTTGTTTTCGAGGAATCCACTTAACTGTCCACTTATCGAAGCAACTAAGGACTCTAAGTATTCTTGCGTGTTCCGTCCTCAAGTCTTCATTGTTGACTCGAAACGCACCCGTTATCTGCTTGATGATAAGCTGGCTATCTCCTTGAACGTGCACGATCTTGACGTCTTCCTCTACGCACCTCTTCAAACCATACATCAGCGATCGATACTCACTCACATTGCTGGTACCGTTCTTCCCAGATCTACCGCTATGAGCAAACAACACCATTGGTAGCCAGTCTCCAGGCTTGGTTATACTCCTGAGCATCTCTTCTTGGTCTGGCGCCACAGCCCAATATCCATATGACATTTGACCATTGCGAATACCACCGTCAAAGTGAAGCACTACTTCTTTCAAAACGGCGTTACTCCTTCTCCAATCTCCGTTGCCGCCCCCGAACACAATTGTTTGTCCCGATACTTGCATCTTTCGCACATCCGCTCGTCGGTGGTCTTGGTGAACCACTCTTTGTTGTCCTTGTTCTTCAAAGCCTCTTGTAGTAACGGATATTCCTGTTGGATGATCTTCGCCTGTAGCTTCATTTGTTCTAGTTTGATTTCTAGTCGCGGTGTTGCTGTAGACCCTTGTTCTTTGACACAGGCTAGATAAGCTGGTACCAACACTAATTCGCTGGGGTGATTGATCCATCCCTTGATCTTTGCATAGATACCATACACAGAAAGTTGTTCTAGTACACTAACACTAACCTTGCCAGTCTTCCAGTCAACCAACCAGACCTTACCGTCGTACTTAAAGGCTAGGTCTATTTTGATGTAGAACTCTTCTCCTGTTTTCAGTTGGCATAGCTCTAGGCTTTCGATTTCTAGGAAGTCTTCTGGCTTCAGAGACTTAAGAATTGGTATCAAATCTGAATCATGAAAGCCGTCCACACAAGACATGACTTTGTTCTTGTACATCTCTAGTTTGTCTGCCATAATCCCTTCGTCATAGTAATGCTCCATGAGATTGACATTCCATTTTGGACTGCCTTGCCACTGCTTGTTGGTGGACTGTATCCACCCCTTTCTCAGTAGCTGTGTACACTTGTCTTTCATTTCCGATCTTGGGATGAGATCGCCCGTGTCTCTTAGGCTTTCGAGGCTTTCTTGACAAACATCGTGAACTATAGAACCTGCCCACATTGGCAAATTCGTGCCGTTCTTTAGAGTATATGCTAGACGCTTAAGTTGAGGGGCATCGTTTAACCAACCTTCCCACGAAAGCAGTTTCTCAATATAGTATTGTCGTTGACACCCTCTTAGGGTTTTGATCGCGGAACCGGACCATGCGGCTTTTAGTTCGATATTACCCACTGACTGATCTCCCAAGTGCTTTTTCTACGTCATACACTATTGCGTCATTCTTCCATGTTCCGTGGGCCAGATGGATGATGTTCATGTGTGTGCCATATTGATCAATTGTATCTAAAAATTGGGCTACCTCTGCCGGATTGCCAGTTCTAGGATGGTGGTTGTGTATGTCACAATCAAATCTTGCAATATTAGTACTACTAGACGAATCCATTCTCTTGGCGACCTTAGACAGAGATGCTTGATCTCTACAAGGACCATTAGTCTGTTTCTGTTCTTTTGCCCATTCTGATACAAAATCCGAAGCATCTTGAGATGGTGTTAAAAATAATGCTCCAGCGCTGACATTGTTTAGTTGATGTTTTCGATCTACTTCTGGATAGACTGTAACGCCTATGTCAAACGCTGTGTCAAACATATGGTCCACTTTGCCTACAATCCTACAGTCCGCATCCAGAAACAGGACATCTGTGTATGGATCATTTTGTATGAAATGCTCAAGAGATAGCACTTTTCTAGCACAGTTGGTGCCAAAGTCGTCGGTGGGTTCGAATCTGAAGTCTATGGTAACGTGTCCCTTTACTTCAAGTTGTTTGTCTATACATTTATCTGTGTATATGTATATCTTGTGTGCATCACTGGCCAGCCAGTTTTTGAGAGATGCTCGCATGACAGGCATGTAAGATCTAGAGACATAAGTTACTAAGGTATACATCTATTCCAACCAGACCGGTATCTCTACCGTCTTACCATGATTCGGATGCATGAGGAATAAGCACTGTTGAGGCGGCTCGAATCCTGCCTTGATGCTCATTGCAAATGCGTTGTATCCAATCAGCGACCCATTTACGACAGCGTTTTTCAGACAAATCCTCTGGTGATAGTGTCCCATGCAGTCGATGTCTGCTCTGTCCCCTTTGTTCCATTCGTTGATTGCTTTGTTAAGCGGCACCGTTAAGCCACCTACGCCTCCACCATATCTGACATATTCCCCATGATGGAATCTCAGCTTGTATCCGTAAATGTCCAGGATGTTGTGGTAAGACTTGGTCAGCTTGAACTGGATACGATCTTCTGATGCATAGTGCTGCATTAGGAAATTGTAAACCATCCACTCGTAGCTGTTCTGTACGTTGGTAGAAACCCTTCTCTTGTCTGTTGTTCTGCCGTGGTTGCCAACACTGCACGGGATGATTAGTCTTTTGAAGCCACCATTCTCAAGCAAATAGTCTATGCCTGCAATCAGAAGTTTGTATACTTCTATGCATGACTCGACAGGAGACATAGCATTGCTTTCTAGTAGCTCTTCGTGGATATATCCGGTGATCAGATCTCCACCAAGCCACAAGACCCCGTTCTCAATAGTACTAGACGTACGACACATCGCCAGCAACTTCACTACGTTCTGGAAGAATTTCTGTGCTCTGCGCTCTGCTATCTTTGGATTGTACTCGTTCATGTTGTTGATAGTGAATGGATCTACGGTCTCTTCATAGTGTAGATCTGAGAAAAGCATTACCGCAGTAGATTCCGATGGCTTGCCTTCTTTGGGAATAGAAATTGGTTCTATGGATTCTACGCTTCTGATGTGTTCGAATCTGTTTATGTTCTCAATTGTGTCTTGCGCGGTGCTTAGTTCTGTTAGGAGCGCCCGATACCGTCTCTTTAGATCTCTGTGGTCTTGTGATAGCTTCCTGTTCTTGGAGTCGAACGCTACGTGATCTTCGGAAGTCAATACTGTACCGGGAGTATAACCAAGATCGTGACTGGGAAAC